ACACGGATGTCAGCAGGGACATGACACCGGCAAGCGCGGCCACACTACCCACATTTGCCCAATCCACATCAAACAGGCCCACAGCTCCCACAGAAATTGTTGCAATAGCAACCTGCGCCACAGTCTTAATCGCACGCTCTCCCGCATACGCCCAATAAGCTTTTACTTTATCCATCGGGATTCTCCTTCTTCTTGTCTTCCCAAACAGCACCGAACACATAAGTAGTGAGAATCAATGTTACCAAAGCAACCCCACCGGTGATGAGATCCGATGTAGCGCTGTCATTGTTCAACAACACGGCGACCGAGCCGGTCACAAGCATTAGTGAACCGAGCACGAAAGCAACGAATATGTACCTTCTACGAATCTTCCACGATGGTTTCATCCAATCATCCCAACTACCCAGGGCATAATAGCCGCGATTAGACCGAAGCCGCCCACAGCCCAACCCATCCGCATCTCCAGTTTCCGTATACGATTCTCGTGGTCATCGATCTTGTCCTCCGAATCGGGGAGGCTGTTAGCGATCTTCTCTAACAATCTGCCTTGACGTTGAACTTCTATATAAATATCGCGCATAGAAACCCTCACAGCGGCAGTGTCGTGTTCTTCAGCCATCAAATACTCCCCGAGTTCAGTCTTCGCTGTAACGCGCTAACCGTTATACGCCCCCACACACCGTCAGCGGTCACACCTAGCTTCTCCTGAACAGCTCTCCGAGTTCCAGGGCCAAGAATGCCGTCATCCTTCACATCAGCCCACCGTTGAATCGCGGCGTGAGTCATGCGCCCAGGTTTCCCGTCAATCCGCCCAGGCTTCCACCCGCCATCATGCAGAGCTGTCTGCCATGCGGTCCACGTTGCACGGTTGAAACGCCCGGTTATCGGCAAAACGTTTCGCGTTGTGGCGGGTGCGCCGGTAAGGAAGGGGACAGGGTCGAGGGTGTTTCCCCAACGGCCTCCGCGTTTGCGGACCTCGAAGTGGAGGTGGTTTCCGGTTGAAGCGCCTGTGGTGCCGGAGGTGTAAACAAACTCGCCAGCTTCCACTCTTTGCTTTCGCTTGAGCGCGGTGCGGTCTCGCCCGTGATAGTAAACCGTCACAATGTCACCGTGGTCAATGAGGACAGTGTGCCCTCCACCACGAGGGGACCAGCCAATCTTCTTCACAACACCGTCACCGGCAACCGTGACAGGGTAGGAACCGGCAACATCCACGCCATTGTGAAATTTCTTATTTTTCGATATGGGGTGAACCCTCCACCCATAAGGGCTGTTCTTGTTTATTGTTCGACCTGTAGGCCAGGGGTTATGAAGTTTCATCAGTTGCTCCTCCCGTGAAAGTTGAACACAAAAACATGCCGCCACCAATACACATCAACCGTAAAGTGCTTGAACCTCATCGCAACAACACCCCACTGTCTTGTACCGCGCAGCTGAGGATGGTAGTGGATGTAGTGGATCCTGCCGAACCCGAGGTTTAGGTGCCGGTCTTTTCTGCCATGCACGAGGTTAGCTATTTTCATCGGTGACCTCTACCCAGTCACCAGCTTGCTCATCCCAAACATGTACACCCTCAGCAGGGTAGGCGATAGGTGCCACCCATAGGCAAGTGGTCTCATCGAGTGCCCAGGAAGCGTATGGTTGTGGCGGGATGAAAGCATCGCGATTTTCATCGTAAGTGAAACCGATACCCGCATAGTTGTATCGGAGCGCTTTGGACTGGTCCTCGGATGGTTCCCCATCCGTGTAGTGAACCCCGCCCCGCGTGTTGTAGGAAGTTTGCTTCCAAACATCCCCAGTGCTTTCCGTAAACTCGTCTTCTTTGTCATTTGACTTGGCGTGAATGACAAACACAACCACATTGTTTTCGTCTAATTGTGCGTAATGGCTCATCCTATTGTCACCGTACTTCCTGGGTCTGTTTCCGTCACGGTGTAAACACGGTTCGCTCCAACCACCGCAGAAGTCTGTGTTACCCCGCCGCTAAACGTGGCTGTTGCTTGTGTTGGCAAGCTCAAAATGACTACACCCGAACCGCCAGCGCCACCACTACCACCAGCAGCCGTACCCGTAAGCCCGCCCGAACCACCGCCCCCACCACCTGTGTTCACAGTCCCAGAAGTTGCTGTCCCATAGTTCCCAGCGGGAAGGCCCGCAGCACCACCACCAGCACCACCCGCACCGCCCGAACGCCCAGACTTATCCGCACCACCACCACCACCACCGGCCCGCGTTACCGAAGCCCCAGTAATACTAGATGCTACACCAGCGCCCCCCGCGCCCCCGCCTTGCCCAGAAATAATTGTTACCCCAACAGCAGAAGCACCACCACCACCAGCCCCAATAGAACCGGGGGCCTGACTAATAGTAGCTCCCCCAGCAAAACCTTGTCCACCAGTTCCCGCACCACCGGAAAAGTCGACAGGGGTTGCGCCGCCACCGCCAGAACCTCCCACACCGCCAGGGGACCCACCACCGCCACCACCGAGAGAAACAACACTGCCAAAAACCGAGTCAGAGCCAACACTGCCTGCACGATTGATTGCAACACCACCAGCGCCGCCAGCGCCCACCGTCACAGTATAAACACCCTTGATAAGCATAGAAGCTTCAGCAGAAGCCCCGCCCCCAGAGTTTTCCCCCCCAACATTCGCGCGATAACCACCGGCACCACCGCCACCACCCGAGCTACTTTTACCACCACCGCCCCCAGCAACAACCAGATACGACACAGGGAACCCAATATTATTAAAAGCGTTCATCGTGTTGAACTTTTTGAAGTCCCTTATGGAACTGGTTGCCATACTCGTTACAGCCACAACAAGCCCCCCTAAACTGTTACTTCAGCACCGAAAGCATTGATGCTCAACCGGTCAGCAGTACCCGCCGAAACCGTCACCACATCAGTAGCCTTCAAAGTGATACCCAAAGTCAGCGTGGTCGAATCATTCGCAGCCACCGGCACATCATAAGCAATGTAATGCTGATTCGAAATCGCATCCCCATCCACACGAATCGCCAGGCGAAAAGTCGTAGCCTCATCGTCACGGTTCGCAATGATAACCGTGCTGATAACCGTCTCAGTACCAGAAGGGCAGGTGTAAAGAGTAGTCAGCGAAGTAGTAGTCAAATCCAACTGACCAAGCGATTTATATGATGTTGCCATTATTATGCTCCCATGAGTAGAAAGTTAGTTTCAAAACCGCCGCCACCGGCACCGCCAGCAGCAACCCACGCGCTCCCAGTGTAATACTGCAACGCATCCGTGTCGCTCAAGAAACAGTGCTGGCCCTCGCTAGGCGAAGTGATTGCAGCATCCCGAGCAGTAGCCGAAGCAAACACAGGGATAGCCTGATCCATCAAATAAGTCTGCACATTAGCTGCAGTCAAAACCTCGCCTGCACTAAAAGTGCGATATCCAGCGCCAGCCATTGTTCTCCCTAGAAAGCCAAAGCGTTATTACTGTCAAGTTTACCAAACACAGCATCATCCAATACCAAGAAAGTCCAGTCTAGCGAAGCCACACTAATTAACATGTCGTGGCGCAACGGTTCCACAGAATGAGCGATGCGAATAATCTGCCCATACTGTTCAATCGGGTCACCAATCCCATTAGGGGTGAAAGTGATGGAAACCACATCCCCAATCTCCAACCCCAAACAAGTAGCCTTATAAGCGCCACCCACAGTGTCCAAGTTCACACTAATAGTTTCAAAACGATACTCAGGGTCACCATACTTCTGCACAAGAAAATCGGCAATGTTCTGCAACTGTGCCTCAGTAGAAACCAAGGTATCCAAATCAACCGAGGTCACACCGTAAGCAATCTGAGAACGGTCATTCCCTGCCTGTGCAGACAACTCACCCGAGGTCACAACAGCCTGGTTATACAACAGCTCAGAACCGTAGTTCACTGCAGTCAAAGTGAACGGGATCCCTGTCCCATCATCAGTGAAATCTGTTAGCGCAGCAGTCGTAGGGGTAGCATCCAACCTGTCACGGAAAACCAGGTCACCATTCTTAGCAATGAACAACAACCCTTGCTCACTATCGGAAACCTTCTGCAAGTATTGGAGGGCGTTCCCATCAAACACATCAGCACCCAAAGTGCTTTCACCCGTATCAATGCTGCGCTTACCCTCAGGCCACGCCACACTGAGCATGTCGAGGACAGCTGACACCCGCGCCCCAGACAGTTCAGGGGTAGCAGTCCCCGCAGTCAAAACCTGACGGGCCAACAAAGTGAAATCATCAGTAGCAACAATCTCAGCTCGGGAACTCCCATCAGGAGAGTAACCATAGTTCCAGTCATCAATGGTGGTGGTGATAACGCGCACCCCATCCACTGTCACCCGCACCTCACGCCTGGGAACAATCGCACCAGCGTAAGGGGAGCTTGCATAGTTAGGGTCAAAAGCGCGAT